CGCAGGCTGTCGCGGCCGTCCTGCTCGCTCTCCAGCCGGCCAATCTGGGCAGACAGCGCCTCGGCCCGGCGGCGCAGCCCGGCGAGGCGTTCCTCCTCGCTGCGCAGGCCGGCGCCCTGGCGGACGCTGTCCACCGCGCGCGCGGCGGCCGAGAGCGCCCGGGCCAGCGCGTTGGACAGGCCGATGGCGCGGTCGAGCTGGCCGAGAAAGTTCTCGGTCGCTGCCGTCAGCTGGCCGAAGGCGCGGCCGAGCGAGATCGGGGCGCGGTCGAGCTCGGCGCCGAGCCGCTCGGTGGCGCGCAGCAGCGCCGGGAACACCCGCTCGGCGGTGAGCTGGCCCTCCGAGCCCATCTGCCGCAACTGGCCGATCGAGACGCCGAGCTCGCGCGCCAGGCCCTCAGCCAGCAGCGGCATGGCCTCGAGGATCGAGCGGAGCTCGTCGCCCTGGAGCACGCCCGAGGCCAGCGCCTGGGCGAGCTGCAGCGTGGCCGAGGAGATCTCCTGGGTCGAGGCGCCGGAGACGATGGCGACGCGCTGCAGCCCGCCGACGAGGCGGACCACCTGGTCGGAGGTGGCGCCGATCTCGCGGGAGGCGATCGCGAAGCGCTGGAAGGCGTCGACGCTCTCGGAGACCGCGACGCCGGTAGAGAGCGCGTTGCGGTAGAGGGCCTCGTAGACCTGCCCGGCGCGCTCCACCGAGCCGGTAGCCTGCTGCAGGCGAGAGAGGCCCTGGGTCAGCGCGTCGCCGGCCTGCACCAGGGCGCGGGCCGCGGCGGCGAGGCCGGCGAGCTGGATGCCGCGCGTGGCGACGTCCAGCAGTTCGAGCGAGCGGGACGCGCGCTCGGCGCCGCCCTTGATCTGGTCGAGGGAGCGCTGGCCGGCCTCGCCGACCTCGCGCAGCCCGGCCTTGACCCGGGCGGCGTCGTCCAGCGACAGGCGGACCGAGACGCGGCGGGTGGCGTCGGCCATGTCAGGTGGTCTCCCTCTCGCGGCGGGCGGCGCTGCCTTCGGCCATGCCGATGCGGATGGCCAGCAGCAGTTCGGCGGCGGCCCAGCCGGACGCACCGAGATCGCGCGCGGCGGCGAGCGCGCCGCCGATATCGAGGCTCAGCCCGCCCATCGTGGCCTCGGCGCAGGCCGTTCCTGCGGCCCATACGGCGGCGCCCTCGACGCTCGCGGGGGCGTGGGCGGCGTAGGGGCAAAGGGCGCCACAGTCGCGCCCAAGGGCCGCGCAACCGCGGCAGTATTCGGACCCGCGCCCGAAGTGCCAGGCGGCGCGGGCCCTTAGCCGTTTCCCTCGATGGCCACCGCGGCGACGGGGGCGGTGGCGCGGTCCCAGAAGGCGGCGGCGATGTCGTCGAGGTCCATCAGCCGCTCCACCGCCTCGGGCGAGAGCGGCAGCGGCTTGCCGGCGGCGTCGTCCACGCCCTCCCAGGCGGTGACGGCGTGGCGGGCCAGCGCCTTGACGAGGAAGGCGAAGGACAGGCCGCGCTCCATGTCGGGGTCAAGGTCCGGATCGGCGATGCGGATCGCGGTCAGCCGGCGCGAAGCGGCGGCCTGCGCCGCCGCCATGACGGCGGTGGTGACCGGCTTGATCTCGACGCGCACGCCGCGCGCCAGATCGATCCAGTACGGCTCGGTGGGGAGGTCGAGGGTGAGCATGGGCGGTCTCCGGACTTGAAACGGGCAGCCGCCATGTCAAAGTCTGACATGACGAGGGACAGGAGGGCGGGATGCCGAATGTCAGCCTGACGCCGGAGCTCGAAGGCTTCGCCGAAGCCTGTGTCGCCTCGGGCCGTTACGGCAACGTCAGCGAAGTGATGCGCGCCGCGCTGCGGCTGCTGCAGGCGCAGGAGGAGAAGCGCGCGGCCTTCGTGCGCATGCTCGAGGCGGCGGAGCGCGAGGCCGACGAGACCGGGTGGTTCGAGGTCGAGCAGGTCGCGGAGGAGATGGACGCGATCATCGCCGAGGCGGAAGCCAGGCGGGCGCGGGAGCAGGCCCGCTGAGCCCGACCGGCAGCCTTCGGGCAACGCCCGATGGGCGGTAAGCGCCCGGCGATCCTCTCGGCGCAGGCGCGTCGTGACCTTGCCGAGGCGGCGGCGTTCATCGCCACCGACAATCCTGCCGCGGCCCGCCGCCTGCGCGAGCAGGTCGTTGCGGCTGCCGTCCGGATCGGGGCCTATCCGCGGATCGGGGTCGTCCGTCCCGCCCTGGCACCGGAGGAGGTGCGCTTCCTGGTCGTCCCGGACTTCCCCTACGTGATCGTCTATCGGGCGACGGCGGCGCCGCCGCGCATCCTGCGGGTCCTGCATGGCGCGCGCGACCTGCAGGAGCTGCTGCGTGACCTGCTCGGCGGCGCGTGATCCTCACGCATACTCGCTCGCCTGCTGCTGGTTCCGGAGCACCACGGTCATCATGCGTGTTGCCGTGGCGTTGTAGGCGGCGCGGAACGCGAAGCTCGCCTCGACGCCGGCCGGCCCCTCGATCGGGGTCTTGGCCAGCGCCAGATAGACCTCGTGCAGCGTGAAGGTCAGGCTGCGGTTCGCGTCGATCGTATAGCTGAAGGCAAACTCCGCCGGCGCGTTGTTCTGCGCCTGGGTGAGCAGCGTGGTGTCGGCAAAGCGCGCGGTGATCTGGCCGGTGGCGCGCGCGATGCCGGGATCCACGCCCTCGACCTTCCGATCGGCGCGAATGGTGCGCACCATCTCCATGCCGTTCGCGTAGGTGAGACGCGCCCCGGTCACCTGGGCGAGCGCTGAGCCGTTCCGGCTGATCGCGCCCTGCGCCTTGTTGAAGGCGGTGTAGGCGGCGCTGGTCGGCGTGCCGCCCGAACTCGCGGCGCTGCGCGTCGAGCCCTGGCCCATCAGCCCGAAGGTCGCGGTGGCGGGACCCGTGGGCGAGAAGTCGAGCTCCAGCGTGTCGGCGCGCACCCCGGTGCAGAGGTCGTAGTTCGGCACGTCGGGGTAGCCGATCTCGACGCTGTTGGAGGGCAGCGCCGCGGCGCCCGAGCCGAAGCTGTGGATGAAGTTCGGGCTGGTGCCGGTGGTGGTCGGCGGGCCGAGCAGCAGGCGCAGCCAGTGGCCGATGTTGACGAGGTCCAGCGGCACCACCGCCTGGCCCTGCACCGTGACGGTGTCGAGGAAGGGGGCGGCCGGGTCGCGGCTGCCGCCGACGCCGATGACGTCGGCGTCGAGCAGCGGCTGCTCGGCGCCGAGGTCGCAGGAGAGGAAGGGCAGGCGCCGCCAGTCGCCCGAGGGCGCGGTGCCGTAGACGGTCTCGGGGATCATGAGCAGGCGGCAATTGGCGCCGATGGCACGGGGCATCGGGGATCTCCGGGGTCAGTGGGAGGGAGAAGCGTCAGGCCAGCGGCGAGCCGGCGACGGTGAAGAACAGCGCGACGGGGACCGAGGCGGCGCGCGCGGCCGCGGCGCCCTCGACCTCGACGTCCTCGAACTCGGGCGCGCCGGGCTGCGCCCATTCCACGGCGCCGCCCAGGGTGCGGTCGGCGGTGACGGCGGCGGCGATGTCCACCAGGAGCCCGTCGAGCAGGGCATTCCGGGCCGCGGGCGTCGCACCGGCGACGGTGACCTCGACCTCGGCGCGGTGCTCGATGGCCCAGGCGAGCGGCGAGAGGATCGGCGTCTCTTCGACGGTCTCGCCATCGCGGATGACGACCAGCCCGCCCGGCGGCAGGCGCTGCGGCACGGTCTCGCCGCGCAGCACCAGCGGGGCGGGATGGCGCGATGCCAGCGCCGTCACGAGCCGGGCGTGCAGGGCGGCGATGGCGGCCTCGCGGAGGCTCATGCCCAGCCCAGCAGGGTCGCGACGAAGCGGCCGCCGACCCAGGTGACCGCCAGGGCGAGGCCGATGCAGAGCCAGCCGAGCGCGGAGAGGACAAGGAGCAGGAGCAGACTGGCACGACGGCTCATCATGGCGCCTGCCTCCCGCTCTCGCGCTCCCAGGCCGCGACGAAGCGCCCCGGCAGCCGGCGCAGGCCGCGCTCGGCGGCGCCCTTCACGTCCAGGCGCTTGGCGAGCTTCACCTGGGGCAGCAGCAGGAACATCGGCACCATCCCCCGCGCGAGCATGCCGCGCGCCCAGGCCTCGCGGCCCTTGCGGTTGGCGGTGCCGATCTCGGCGAGGCCGCCGGCGATCAGCCGGGTGCGGCGGCGCCGGCCGGTCTGCTCGCCCTGGCGGAGCGGCAGGCACCACACGAAGCCCCGTCCCGACTGGAACGGCCGCAGGAAGCCCTGCCCGGAGGCGACCATCTGCGCCGGCGTGACACGCAGACCCTTGTCACCGCGGCCCCGGCGCCCCCGCGCGGCGTTGAAGCCGGTGGGGATCGCCAGGAACTTTCGCCCGCCCTTGGCGCGGATCAGCGCGCCGCGCTCGAAGGCGTCGATCACGTTGGGCACCTTGGTCCAGACCAGCCCGGCGGGGCGGAGCGACTGCCCCGAGCGGGGGAAGACTTGGCTGCGCCAGGCGTTGGCGATCCCCCGCGCATTGCCGCCGAAGGCGCTGGTCACCTGCCGCCGCAGTTCCGCCTTGACCTGCTCGGTCTCGGCGCGGATCGCCGTCATGGCCGCGCGCTCGCCGGCGCGCACCTCGGCCGCGAGCGCCTGGCGCAGGTCGCCGAGGATGGTGGCGGCGAGCCTCACGGCGTCCCGCCCCCCGGCGGCAGGCCGGTGCGGTGGCGGATGATGGCGACGGCGAGGTCGTGCAGCGCGGCCTGGCCGAGGTAGCCGAACACGAAGGCGAAAAGGAAGCGGCCGTACTCGTTGAACGCGAGGAAGCCGCCGAGGGCATAGCCGGCGCTGCCGACCAGCGCCGCGGAGGGCACCTCCCAGGCGAGGCACCAGCCGAAGCGGCGGCGCTCGGGGTTGTTCCAGCGGACGAAGCCGCCGGCGAAGCCGGCCGCGGCGCCGAACAGCAGGTCGCGCAGCATCTCCAGCAGGGTGAGGGTGGTCTGCGGCATGGGGGCTCCTATCGCTGGCAGAGGACGCGCCAGGCGATGCCGGCGGCGTCGCGCTCGGCGTGGCTGACGGTGAGCAGGTCGGGGCCGAGGGCGAAGCGGTCGCCGGCGGCGAGGTCGGGTAGGACGGCGATGGGAACCGAGAGGATGTCGGTGGCCGAGAGGATCTCCGTCCCGAAGGCGTCGGCCACGCGGTCGGGCGAGGAGCGCAGCACCCTGACGACGATGGGCGCGCCGGTGCCGCCCTGCCGATAGACCGCCTCGACCCCGAGGTTCGGATCGGCGACGAGCGCCGCCATCGCGACGTCGAAGGCGTTCACCGCTCGCCCCCATCGGCCGGGTTCAGCCGCCGCACCGCGGCGAGCCGCCCCGCGCAGTCGGCGTGGGCGGCGTCATAGGCCAGCAGCAGCTCCGCTACCTGGCCCTGCGTGAGGTGATCCGTGGCCGGAAGCGCCGGCGCCGGGGCGCAGACCAGCAGCGCGTCAGGGAGGCGGAGCGGCAGCAGGCGGATCTCCGGCGCTGCGGCTGGCGCGCAGGCGCTCGACAGCAGCGCGCAGCACAGGGGCAGCGCCGGCAGCGTGGCTCGGGTCACGGCGAAGGGCCTCCAGATTGGCGCCGAGGCGCGCGGCCCGGGCGCGGGCACGCTCGGCCTCGCCGGTCAGCGCCGCGATGTGGCGCGCATGCTCGGCGGTGGCCTGGGCCAGCGCGGCGGCGTTCGCCTCCGCGGTGCGGGTGGCCATCGCCGCGACGAGGCGGGCGGCGTCGCGCTGGCTGCGGAAGTGCCAGGCGGCCAGCGCCGTCATGGCGCAGGCCGCTGCCAGACCGATCGGCAGGGCATGCCGACCGAGCAGCCCAAGGATCGCCGCGCCGGTCACGGATAGGCCTTGCGGTCAAGCTCGAAGTGCGGCCCGTCGCGGAAGGAGGTCCAGTCGCCGCCCCAGACGATCGGCACCCCGAGCGCCTTGGCCGCAGCCTTCATGGCGGCGCCGATCTGCTCGTAGAGCGGCCAGTCCCAGCGGATCTCGCCGTGTTCGGGGACGCCGTCGCCGTCGTCGAGCCAGTAGGCCAGGTCGACGGCGTGGCCGGTCAGATGCCGGCTGTCTATGGTGCGCGAGGCGCCGATCGCGACCAGCCGGGCCTGGCGCTCCCGCGAGCGCACCCCTTCCGTCACGATGAACGGCACCTGCTGGCGAGCCCGTTCGACGACGCGGACCAGGTCCCGGTGCACGCCCGCGAGGCGCGCCCGGTCGCGCGGCAGCAGCGCGGCCATCACGCCCCCGACGCCGGCACGCGGGCGAGCATCACCCGCACCGTGGCGTCCGATGCCGCGGCTGCCATGGTCGCGATACCGACCTGGAAGTTGCCGGTCGCGGTGGTGGTGATGCGGCGGTTGGTGTTGTCCCAGAAAACGCGCGCGCCGGCGGAGATCGCCTGTGCGGGGTCCTTGGGCAGCTCGAACTCGCCGCGGGTCTCGCACTCGACGGTAGCGTTCTGGGCGGCGTCGGAGGCCGCCACCCCGAAGAACGCGCCGACCAGCATGCCCTGGCCGGCGAGGATGCCCCCCGCGTAGGGCACCACCATCGGGATGGAGCGCGCGTCGGGACGGAGGCAGTTGCGCATGGGAGGGTCTCCTGAAGGCGCTGAGGGCGCCCCGCAGGACGCCCTCGACGAAGCTGCTGTGGTGGTGGGAAGGATCAGGTGCCCGGGTTGAACCAGGCGCCGCGCCAGTCGATGGCGCCGACGCCGAAGTCGAAGATCACGCCGACCTCGACGCCGTCGGCGCCCTGCACCGGGCCGGTGGTGACCTGCGGCCCCTCGGCGCCGTTGAGGTAGCCGTAGACGTAGACCGGCGCCGCGGCCGGGTCGGAGAACAGGTACCAGCGGTTCCCCGGGATCAGCGGCTCGATCACCGGCTGCACGAAGCCGGCGAAGACGTTCGCCTTGGCCGTCTCGCTCGCCTGCACCACCACCGTCGCCTGGCGGGCGGCGAGCTCGAGGTTCGGCCCGACCAGGAGGCGCATGGTCTGGCCGATCGAGATCGGCAGCCCGTCCAGCGTGCGCTGCTTCATGATGGCGGCNGCGGCGAGCTCGAGGTTCGGCCCGACCAGGAGGCGCATGGTCTGGCCCATCGAGATCGGCAGGCCGTCCAGCGTGCGCTGCTTCATGATGGCGGCGCGGCCGGCGCCGATGGTCGCGGTGTCGAGCACCGTGCCGGTGCTGGCCTTGTTGGCGCGCGCCGCGCCGGTGCCGAACACGGGCGCGTTGCCGGTGGCGAGCGTCGGCCCGTCGCCATTGGCGCTGTTGAGCAGGTTGTAGGCGGTGGCGTTCTCGAACTCGGCGACGCGCCGGCCGATGGCGGCGGCGAAATCGGTGAAGGCGCCGAGGTCGTCGTTGACCAGCATCGGCCGGGTGACGCGGATCCTGCGGGCAAAGGTCTGGAGCAGGACGATCTCCTGGCTCTCGGACATGGTGCCGACCTGGATCTCGCCGTTCTCCGCGAGGGGCAGCAGGGTCGGGAAGTCGCCGATGCGCAGGTGCCGGTGCGGCTTGAAGTCGCGGAAGTCGCGCCGGAGAAAGATCTGCCGATAGGTCGGCTGCGCCGGCTGGTAGGCGGCGAGCAGCATCTTGTTGGCGGCGGCCGCGAGCAGCAGCGGGAAGTCCGAGCTGGTGTGGAAGGCGCGCTCGGCGAGCAGGGTCGGATTGCGGGGCGGGTTGCGCTCGCCGCGGCGGGCGAGCAGCTCGCGCAGCATGTCGGAGGGGCGCCAGCCGAGGAACTCGGCGTGGCGGCCGGAGCCCTGCGGCTGGTAGCCGGGCATGGCGCGCACAGCGAGCGCCTCGGCCATGGCGTCGAGGATCTGCGCCGGGTCGTCGTGGCCGGGGCCGGTCTCGGGGCGGGCGGGGATGGAGGGCCGCGGGCCCTTGGCCACCAGGGCGTCGAACAGGGCGCGGCGGGCCTGGTCGCCGGTCCAGCCCTGGGCGATGGCCTCGGCACGGATAGGGGTGATGCGGTCCGCCGGCAGCAGGGCGCGGGCGGCCTCCACGGCGGCATCGATGCCGGCGATGCGCTCGCGCTCGGCGCGGCTCGCCTCGGCGCGCACGGCATCGAGATCGGGCGGTGCGACCGCTGCGGGCGCGGCGCGGCTGGGTTCTGGGCTGGTGGTCACGGTGGTCTCCTGGGGCGGGGTGGGGGGCGCCGACGGCGCGGGAACGTCCCGGGCGGCCGGCGCGGCCGGGGTCTCCGGCGTCGTCTCGAGCATGGTGGTGTCCTCGTCAGGCAGGGCGGGTTCGATCGCGATGGCGGGCGCGCCCTGCGGCGCCTCGCCACGCACTGCGGCATCCCGGTCCACCGGGACCGGCACGACGGAGATCTCGAAGGGCTCCCAATCCACCGCGCGGTGGACGATCTCGCCGGTGGCGGGGTCGGCCCGCGGCTCGTAGCGGTGCACGCGGTAGCCGACGCTCACCGCCCGCAGCGTGCCGTCGGCGATGCGCTGCCAGACCGGCTCGACGTCGGCGGCGGTCGAGAACTGCAGCGTGGCGTAGCCGCGGCCGCGCTCGAGGCGGGCGGCGGTGACCCGGCCAAGGACATCCCTGGCACCATCACGGCGGTGGGTGTCGAGCACCGGAGCGCGCCCGGAGCGCAGCGCCTCCATGCGCACCGCGTTCGGCGACATCTCCAGCTCCTCGGTGATGAGGCCAAGGGCGGGGACGAAGTTGCGGGCGCGGGCGCCGGTGCTNGGCCAAGGACATCCCTGGCACCATCACGGCGGTGGGTGTCGAGCACCGGAGCGCGCCCGGAGCGCAGCGCCTCCATGCGCACCGCGTTCGGCGACATCTCCAGCTCCTCGGTGATGAGGCCAAGGGCGGGGACGAAGTTGCGGGCGCGGGCGCCGGTGCTCCACACCACCTCGACGGTGCGGGCGGCGCGATCGACGGTGGCAGGCGCGGCAATCGCGCGCTGCGCCAAGATGGGCGCAGCAGCAAGCTCCGGTGCGGGGTCTCCCCCGCCCGGTTCGATGATGTCCGTCATGGTCAGCCCTGTGCTGGGATCTCGCGCGGCGGGGCCGCGGCGCCGGTGGCGGCAATCTCGACCGCGGCCATCTGCGCGGCGTCCTGCGCTGCGCCGGACTTCGCGACCCGGCGCGGGTCGGTGTCGAGCGAGATGCCGGCCTCGTCGAGCAGGGCGTTGGCCTCGCGGATCATCTCCACGGCGGCCCGGAAGTCGTAGCCGAAGGCCCCGGCCGCCTCGGGCTGCGGGACGAAGCCAGCGCGCACCTGGGCAATCAGCGCGGTGGTATCCTTTAGCGGGTCGATCATCTCGTGCGCCGGCGGCACATGCGACACACCGTCCGGCATGTCCGTCCCCCACAGCCCGAGCAGCGCGCCCTGGGCGTGGAAGCGCTCGGCGACGGGCCGCACCAGCATCGGGATCAGCATGCCGTACTGCACCTGCTCGCAGAGGCGGCGGAACTCGATCTTGCCGGCGCGGAGGGACGAGTAGTTGGCCTGCGTCAGGTCGCCGGAGACCTGGTCATAGGTCAGGCCGGCGCCCACCGCCGCCGCCTCCAACGCCCTGCGGGCGAAGGCGGCGTGCGACCCGCCCCCCGAGGGATTCACCACCTCCACGCTGCCCATGCCACGGCGGTACAGGATCATCCCCGGCTCGAAGCTCTCGACCG